TGAGGACTTTTATTGGAAGATTGGCCGAGTGGTTGATGGCGTTAGTCTTGAAAACTAATAACGTTAATAGCGTTCCAGGGTTCGAATCCCTGATCTTCCTTTGAGATAAGTTACAAATTTAACAATTTCTTCAACAGTGTTACGTAATGAACACAAATGGTTGTCTTTAGAGATTTGGTGATTAGTATATAGTTAGTATACTATTCAAAATACCCATGGATCAACATACTTATGAGAATTGGGTGAAGATCAAAGAAACATTTGAATCCTCAGGGAATACTAATAATATGTTTTACAAAAGAGCAGTTGAAATTGTAAAAACAAGAAAAGATCCTCTCGCAAAATTTCTTGGAGATGAGAAATGATGCACGAACAAGAAGAATTAGTTACACGTTCTGAAGTTCAGGAGATGATCGATGCTGCTATCAGAAGACACAACCGTAATGCTTCTATCATTAGTATGTGCGTCGGTTGGGTGGTTCTTGCTTTATTTGCTGAGGGATTACTGAGACTTGTGGGTGTTATTCCGCCACTATTGCCATGGCTCAAAATCACTCTGAACTAATATTTTTAGTTCCTTGGTTTGTTCTTGTTGCAATTGCTATCTCAATGTTTGTCCAGGGTTGGATGGTAATGAATGCTCACCACGGATATTCAAAAAGTCCAAAGGTGAAGCATCCAGAATTAAACGACGTTAAGGCAGGAGATTCATTACTCGTGGTAAGATTTACGGACGAAGACTTACAGGAACTACACGAAAGAATTGTACAACAAAAAATGAATGAGTTATTCGAAGAACCTTCAACTTACGAGGACGAAGAAGATGACTAAAACATTCATATCAGCAATTTTACTTTTTAGTGCAATCGGATCCTTCATCTACTGGGGTCTTACAAACGCATATCCACAACAATAGGAGACATCATGGAACGATTCAAAGATTTTTCAGAGTACGAACTCAAACTTTTAGCAGATGCTGTCTGGACAAGGCAAAGACACTTTATTGCTGGCGATAGAAGATTTAAAGAATATGGAGCATTTCTTGATGAGATTAGAGAACTAGTAGACTACAAACCAGGAGTATTTTTGTAATGTTATTGGGAAAACTATTGTTATTTGTTTCAGTTCCTTTTGTTTTAACAACACTTTACTTTGGAACGCGAGGAGGCTATTATGACTCGGAGGACTACAAAGGCAATGGAACCGCACATTAAACAGAGATATGGTTTTGCCGCATCAGCATTCGTGAGAATGTGGGGGCACAGTTCATTACACGACCGTCGTATCGTAGAATTTTGTGAAGTGTGGGCTCACAGAACTGATAATGCTCCATTAGACGATAAAGTTTTGGATCAGTATTTTTATTATGAGTTTAAAACCTGGAGAGGATACTGATGGGACATTTCGCACGATGGGTTTTGGAGAATCCTTACACTCTTGGATTTCTTGGATATATTTTGATTGTGCTGCCGATTATGGGTATTTGGGCTATCCACAAATACAACTGGCAGCACTGGGCTCCATTTGACAAGCACCACAAGGACTAGTATAATTAGTAGGTAAGAAACAACGGAATGTAGCTCAGTTTGGTAGAGCGCCGTCTTTGGGAGGCGGATGCCGTAGGTTCGAATCCTATCATTCCGATTCATAAACACTTTATGAAAATGTATCCAGAACTAAACGAACTTCAATCATTTACAGTAGAAGAGTTTCAAAACGATTTTGATAATCTAATACAAAGAGTTGAAAATGGCGAATCATTTATTATACAAGACGGAGATAATAGCGCAGTGATAGTTCCTTACAATGAAACCATAAAGTATGCAATAGATTCAGTTGTGGATGATGAAATGATACGTCTCCACACAGACCACGAAGAAGGATCGTAATTTAATTGGGAGTATAGCTTAATGGTTAGAGCGCCCTGCTTATAACGGGGTAGTCTGGGTTCAACTCCCAGTACTCCTATGGAGGTTTCGTGCCTGTGAAGAGGAAACTCTGAGGCTGTGTAAATCCTCCTTCTGCTCGTTTAGCCATCTGGTGAAGGCAGCGTTCTCATAAAGCGCCGCAGGAAGAGTTCGATTCTCTCAACGAGCACTTGACAGAATCCCTGTCAAACCCCTATAATACATAGGTCAACATTCAAAACAATGACTCTCACAGCAAAATTCAAGAAAGACGTTCAAACCCTTCGTGGTGCAGCAAACGGCGATTTCTACCTTGATGTAAAGAATCCAAAACTTTATAAAAAAGTTCGTCGTTATTATGAAAACGAAGGTGTAGTATTTTCTGGTGATCCTCTTGATGACTATGAAATGCTTATGGAATATGTTCTTGCCGATCTTGAATCTGTTGAAGTAGCATGAGCACTAAAGTTCTTCTTGAACGTGAAGGATATCGTTTCATTGAAGCAGGTATTCTTGAGATAAATGGTAAACCCGATTATCGTTTACAAAAACAAAACGAATACACTAAACGCTGGAATGACATTTATCTTTTTGATAATGTGCTACAATGTTCTACTGCAATGGAGGATATTGAGTATGCGAAATGGTTAGATCCAGATCGCGTTCCATGTTATGTTAAAGGTGAAGAAGAGTATTGGGATGAATAGTCACGGATGGACTCTAACAGCACTGGTCGGGAGCAAAACCCCTTTATGTCAAAGTCTGATTTACTTCGGTGGATTGGAAACATTCTTCTCATTATTGGTTATCAAACTATGTTATGGGGAGAATTCAAATATGGTTTGATGCTAAAATGTATTGGAGGATTACTTACAGTACCTTTTGCTATTAAACTTAAACTTTGGGACGTGCTGTTCTTATGTGCGTTCTTTGGTATTACCGAGATATCAAAGTTAACCCAACTTTTCTTAGTTTCCTAAAACTAAGTGGTGGAGTCAATATGACCCTATTATGAGTTTCTTGCTTCTCTCAAGAGCAAGTGGTGCGGATGGGGAATTCTTTCTCCGCCTGGTTTCTTATTTCCAGATAAAGAATAAGTGGCGAGCCTGAGTTACATAAGATGGGTTGCACAAACCCATCTTTTTTTGTATAATACATACTATAGGTATTTCATTAATCTATGAGTGATTATAAGAAAACAGCACTTGTACTTGGTGCTGGTGGTTTTATTGGAAGCCATATGGTAAAGAGACTACGATCCGAAGGGTATTGGGTGCGTGGTGTGGATCTTAAAAGTCCAGAGTTTTCTGAAACTGAAGCACACGAATTTGTTCACGGTGATCTTCGTGATGTGAATTTCGTTCATCGTGTGCTTGAATACAAAGGTCCTTATAGAAATTTTTATAATTCTGTTCCCTGGCGTTACATTGAAACATTTGATGAGATCTATCAGTTCGCTGCTGATATGGGGGGCGCCGGTTTCGTTTTCACTGGAGAAAACGATGCCGACATTATGCACAATTCTGTCACCATTAATCTCAATGTTCTTGAGATGCAACGTAAAATGAATGAAGATAAAGGTGTAAATGCCACCAAGATCTTCTACTCTGGATCTGCGTGTATGTATCCAGAATACAATCAACTTGATCCAGACAATCCTGATTGCCGTGAATCATCTGCATACCCTGCTAATCCTGATAGCGAATATGGATGGGAAAAACTGTTTTCGGAACGTTTATATTTTGCTTACAATCGCAATTATGACATTCCTGTTCGTGTTGCTAGATATCACAATATCTTTGGTCCCGAAGGAACTTGGTCGGGCGGTCGTGAAAAAGCTCCAGCAGCAATGTGTCGTAAGGTAGCAGAACTTAGTGTTTCTGGTGGCGAGATTGAAGTTTGGGGTGATGGTGAGCAAACCCGTTCTTTCTTGTACATTGATGAGTGTATTGAAGCAACTCGTCGTTTGATGGATTCTGATTTTATTGGACCCGTTAATATTGGATCAGAAGAAATGGTCACTATTAATCAGCTTGTAGATACTGTTGCTAAAGTTTCTGGAAAATCTGTGGAGAAAAAACACATTGCTGGACCTTTAGGTGTTCGTGGTCGTAATTCTAATAACGATTTGATTCGTGAAAAATTGGGATGGGATTATTCCCAAAGTCTTGAAGAAGGAATTCGTAAAACTTATGAGTGGATTAATGCCCAAGTCTATAAAGATACTGTAATGCACCATCCGGTTTGATATGGTAGTATATAAATTTTTGAATGACTGTTCTGAAATAAACAAAGACAAATTCAAAACAGAAAATTGGTATTTGATGAACTGGGGAATGGGAGATGCAATTGATGCAACTCTTTTTCTTGAATCGAATTCTCCAGTTAATTATAAAATCTTATGCAGACCTGGAATTTTTAATGGTATTAAATTTGTTTTAGATAATTTTATATCTAATCCAAAATGTGAAGTTGTTGAAGTTTTTCCTTTGGAAACTGGATATCCCATTCCAGAGGAAGAAATTATTATGTCCAAACACGGATTTTATCCACAGGATCTGAATATCTTAAATAATGCACATAATATTAAACAACTTAAGGTGTGCCATATGGCACCAAAGATGTGGTCTATTGTTCAAAATCTTCAGAATACTGGAATTCTTTCTAATATAGAAAAATATTCTAATCTAAAAAAAGACATAGAGGAAAAAACTTGTATTCTTTTTCCAGAGAGAGGAGATGGTTATCAACTAAACGATTCTTTTTGGGACGACATTGTTTCAAAAATGAAAGATAAAGGATATAAAGTAATTGTAAATTGGACTAATAAAACAAACGTATTTACCAATCAGAAGATTTTTCAAAATACTGAAAGATTGGATAAACTAGAACTACAAGATCTTTTAGATCACTTGGTTCGTCATAAAAATTTAGTGACTATTGGACAAATATCTGGCATTTTTGTTTTACTTAAGTATTTTGAATTTTTAAAAATTGCTTTTTTTATTGACTATACTGATCCTAAAATGAAAGATCCAACAAGAGCATTGTATGAATCTTGTAGTCTTGCAGATGGTCTTTATACGAAGAATATGGTAGAATTTAAATTATCGGAATTTAATATCAATCAACTTGACCTTGTGGTTCCATGAAAATAAAATTTAATCTAGTTGGAAATACCTTTACTCATCTAACAAATGGAAATAAAGGATATTCTGTTCATGGTAAAGAATCTAAGTATATCAAATGGGTAAGTGATGGTACAGGAGAAGCAACATTTTATATTGATAGCACTCTTGCTCAGGCACAATCTGATAATGTTTCTGGTCCAAAATATGGATGGCTTCTTGAATCAAAGTACATTACTCCACAAATTGTAGAGTCTGTTAAACAGTATCCAGAAAAGTATTTGGAAGTATTTGATATTATTTTTACTCATAACCAGGAACTTTTGAAAATAGATTCAAAATTTAAATGGGTTCCCGCTCAAGGATTTTGGATCAAAGAACCCAAAATTTATGAAAAGTCAAAAATGATTTCTATGATCGCTTCAAACAAACAAATGTGTGAAGGTCACAGACTTCGCCTTGAATGGGTGGAAAGACTTTGGGGTCAGGTAGATCTTTATGGTCGAGGATTTAATGAAATCTCAAATAAAGAAGAAGGTCTATGTGATTATATGTTTTCAGTTGCTATTGAAAATGGTCAGTATGAAACATATTTTACTGAAAAACTTTTAGATTGTTTTGCTACTGGGACTATTCCGGTTTATCTTGGTGCTCCTGATATTGGCAAATATTTTAATAAGGATGGTATAATTGATTTGAGTGAAGAATTTGATGTTTCTGATGAAATATATTATAATAAAATGAACGCAATTAAAGAAAATCTTGAAAAAGCAAAAGAGATGGAAGTCCTGGAAGATTTTATTTTTACACAGTATTTGAAATAAAATGATTGATAATTATAGTACAACTCAAGACGGGGTAATTTATCAGGTTGAAAGAAAACCTTTTGATTACACTGGCACATATAATAATTATTATAAAGAAATTCAAGATTCAACAAGATATACTTCTTATTTGAGACTGGGATATATTGTTGGTAGCATTGGATACATTCCAAAAAGTATTTTAGATGTTGGTTACGGAACTGGAGCATTCCTTCAAGCGTGTGAAACAGAAGTAAGAGAAAGATATGGGCATGATATTTCTGGATGGGAAGTTCCATCTGGATGCAAATTTGTAGATAATATTTTAGAGAATCATTATGATGTGATTACTTTTTTTGATTCTTTAGAGCATATGAATGATATTGAATTTGTTAAAGATTTAAACTGTAATTATATTTGTATATCTGTTCCTGATTGTCATTATTTTGATGACGAGTGGTTTGATAATTGGAAACACAAAAAACCAGATGAACATCTTTGGCATTTTAATGAAGATTCTCTTAAATCTTTTATTAGAAGGATGGGGTATTCCGTGGTAAATATGTGTAATTTAGAAGATATTACCAGAATTAATAATCAAGAATACACGAATATTCTCACTGGCATTTTTAAAAAAATATGAATAAAAAGATTGCAGTAACTACTTGGGTTACCGATGATTATCGTGAATTTATTGGTGTAGAAGAACTTAAAAACTCTTTCAAATATTTTCATCCAGATATTGATTTTTTTGTGTTTGATACGAAAAAGACGGAAGAGGCAAAGCAGAAAGATCCTTGGTTAAATCCTGTGTGGATGATGCCGCCAAGTTGTCTTCCCTTTGTTGATGACTATGATATGGTTGTACACATTGATGGTGATTGTGTTGTTACCGGACCTCTTAATGAGTTATTTGAAAGTAAAGAAGATTTAATAGGAGTTAGAAATAACAATTCTTTTAATAAAGCAAGTTCTCATAAAGGAATTACAATCGCACATCTTCCTCCCTATGGTCAAGGTCATCTTATTCCAGTTCAAAACTTTATTAATGCTGGTCTAATAGCATCAAATAACAAAGAATTTTGGTATGATTGGCACGAATTAAATCGCCAAGCGTATAAGATTAAAACTGAAATAAATCCATATTTTCATGGTCTCGGTGACGAACAAGATACTTTAAATCAAATATTTCACAGTGGTAAATATTCATCAAAAATTATTGATTCTATGGGAACAGGATTATCTTACGGTCTATGTAATACTTGGGGAGATCAAACTCATTGGGATAGTTGGGACCATCTTTACGTTGAAAATGATGAATTATATCTTGACGATCCTGTAGATAATGCTAAAATGAAAGTAAAGGTTTTGCATCAGGCAGGCGGGTCTTTGGCAGCAGAGTTAAATAGAAAGAATGGAACATTTAGAAATTGGTTAAAATCTACCTTAAAAGGAGATGTTCTTAATTACATAAACAAGGTATCAAAATGACAGTTTTAAATTTTAAAGACATTCGTGGAAACGAAATAAATCTATCTTCATCCGAAAACTATAGGAATCATGCATTTGCCCAACATTCCTGTGTAGGCGCAATTGTTCAACAGTTTGATCAAGACTTTTATTATTTTCTTAAAGATCAAGAAGATTTGAATGTGATTGATCTAGGTGCAAATATTGGACTGTTTTCTTTATATGCATCCCCTATTGCAGAAAAAATTTATTCAGTAGAACCAACTCCTTCACATTTCTCTCTTCTTAAAGAATTGATTGAGTTGACAGGAAAGACTAATATTGAACCACTAAATCTTGCTGTTGGATTGGAAGATGGTGAAGCAGAGTTTTTTGTTCATGATGGAAATTCTACAATGAATTCTTTTGTTAAACACACCACTAACCCTCATGGGGAAACTAGTGTTTTGGTTCAAACCAAAACACTCAATAGTTTAATTGATTCTTTGGGTCTTGATAGAGTTGGATTTGTAAAAATGGATATTGAAGGATTTGAGAATCAGGTTATTTTTGAACCTTCTTTTGAGGAAGCAGTTAGCAAGATCGATGCAATGTATGTTGAAGTGCATGATTTTGAAGAATCTGGTAAAATGCAAATTAATTTTAATCGAATAAAAGAACAATTTATCTCTTGGGGTAAAACTGTAGAGAAATTGCAATTTGATGGTATGTTTGTTTATTAATTAAATGAAAAAACTTTATCGCAGACTTCTTGATATTTGTTATAACAACAAACTACATCATCTTGGAAGTTATTTTTCTTCACTAGAAATTCTTGATAACATTTATAAAAATATGAATAAAGATGATATCTTTATTCTTTCTAATGGACACGCTGTAGTCGCACTATATGTAATATTGGAAAAATATCACGGATTAGATGCCCAAGAACTTCTTGATAAGTATGGAGAGCATCCGAAAAGAAACGAATTAGATAAGATTTTTTGTTCTACAGGAAGTCTTGGAATGGGAATTACTGTATCTATTGGGAGAGCATTGGCAAATCCAAAAAGAAATGTCTATTGTATGATTTCTGATGGAGAATGTGCAGAAGGATCTGTATGGGAAGCACTCAGATTTTCAAATGATTATGGAATAAAAAACCTACAGATTTATGTAAATGCTAATGGATGGGCTGCATATGATCCTGTTAATTTAATTCTTTTAGAAGATCGCATCAGAGCATTTAATCCTAGAGTTAAATTTTGTAGAACATCAGTCGAGCACTTTGGACTAAAAGGTTTAGACGCACACTATACTAATTTTACTGAAGAACAGTATCAGGAGGCAATTAATTTATTATGAGACGTAGATTTCAAGAACTTCTTACTGGAGAAATGAAAAAGAATGAAGATATTTTCCTTCTTGTTGGTGATGTTGGGTATAAAGTATTTGATCATTTAAGAGAAGAATTTCCAAACCGTGTAATTAATCCTGGAGCTGCTGAGCAGTTAATGATTGGTATGGGTGTTGGACTTGCTTTAGATGGAAAGATCCCTGTTTGCTATTCCATCACTCCGTTTGTTTTGTATCGTCCTTTTGAGTTTATTCGAAATTATTTGCACCACGAACAAATTCCTGTTAAACTAGTAGGAAGTGGTCGTGATGATGACTATGGACCTTGTGGGTTTTCTCACTACGCTTGCGAAGATACTAAAGTTTTAGAGGCACTTCCAAATATTGAAGTATTTCGTCCACAATCACCAGAAGAAGTTGATATTGAAAAATTTCTATACTCAGGTAAACCCTCATACATTAATTTAAGGCGATGAAAATTTTATTCACAGGCAGTCGTGGTAATCTTGGTAAAGAACTTATTCCTCTTCTTGAGGAAGATCATTTAGTTCATTATTGTGATATTGACTATTCTAATTTTGATTGTGTAAATTCTTTCTTTCGTAATAGGGAGATTGATTTTATAATTCACGCTGCTATTCGTGGTGGTCGTAGAGTTCGTGCTGATATTGCAGATGACTTTTACAATAATATGATGATGTTTGAGTGTCTAGCATCTCAAAATATTCCAATGATTAATTTGTGTAGTGGAGCGGCATATGGTCGTAAAGATGATATTATGTCCGTGTCAGAACAAGATTTTGGAAAAAGAATTCCAGATGATTATTATGGACTTTCCAAATATCTAATAAGTCATAGATCTCGTCAGTTAAATCACGTATATAACTTAAGATTTTTTAATGTCTTTGGAAAATATTCCCCGAAGGATATGTTTACTACTGCCAATATTCTTAATTATATTCATAAAAGGGAAATTGTTATTTTTAAGGATAAGTTTATGGACTTTTTTGGCGTTCTTGATGCCAAAAAAGTAATAGACCTTTATCTTATGGGTAGAAAAGATCTGCCCCAAGAGGTTAATCTTGTTTATCCGGAGACTACTAAACTTTCCGAAGTTGCTGAAATGATTAACAATCTTTCTGATTATAAAGTTCCCATTGACGTTCTTGAGTCTGGATTTGATAAATCATATTGTGGAAATAGCCAATATCTTAATAGTCTTGGAATTGAGTTTGATGGACTAAAGAAATCACTTGAATATTGCTATAATAGTTTTATAGAAAATGCCAAATAAAGTCTGCTTAATATATCAACCTCTAGGATTAGGTGATATACTTTGGGTTCAGCAAATCGTTGATACTATTATTTGCGATGGGTATGTTGTATATTACCCAGTTGGCAATGTATACTATGATATAGTATCTTCCTATATTAAAAAGGAAAATCTAATTTGGGTAAGAGAAACTGATGAATTTCCTTTAAAACAATATTATGGCCAATTAAATTTTCATCAAACTGAAAATGAGTTGTATGTTCCTTTAAGTTATGCAGATAGGTATGTTCCTAATGCATCAGTAATGATTTCTAAGTATTATTTTCTTTCAATTCCAATTGGAGATTATCGTAAGCATTTTTCAATTGAAAGGAATTATGAAAGAGAAGAATCATTAATTCAGAAATATGAATTGGTTGGAGACTATATCTTAGTAAATTCTTCTTTTGGTACTGAGCATCAGAAAAGAGATTTTGAGATTAAATCTAATTCAAAAATTCATTATATGGACATTCAGCAAGATCGTGAAAATGGATTTCACATCTTTGATTGGATTATGGCTCTTGAAAATGCAAAAGAAATTCATACCGTTGAAACTTCCTTATGTTATTTGATAGACAAGTATTGTGAAAGTAATGAATTGCATATGTATGAAAAAAGAACTTCTTCGCAATCTAATACATATTATAACAATGTAAATTTAGTTTACCGTAATTCGAATTGGGTTTATGAAAATTGAAGTATCTGTTGGCGAGATAATTGATAAGTTTACTATTTTAGAAATAAAAGAAGAGCACTGCCTTGATGAATCTAAAAAAATAAACATACAAAAAGAATTAAATTACTTAAAAGATGTTGTTGATGATTTAAACATTCCTGAGGAATTAATAGATGATCTTCGAGAAGTAAATAGAAAACTGTGGAAAATAGAAGATGATATTAGACTTTGTGAAAATAAATGCAAATTTGATGATGATTTTATTCAACTTGCAAGGTCAGTTTATTATACAAATGATAAAAGATTTGAAATAAAAAATAAAATTAACTCTCTAGTTGGGAGTAATTTTAGAGAAGAAAAAATACTTCCAAAATATACTTGATATGAAAGTAGTTATCCCAATGTCAGGAATGAGCAGCAGATTTTCTTCTGTTGGATATAAAATTCCAAAATACTTAATTGAAGTTGATGGTAAACCTGTCATTGAACATATTGTAAATTTGTATCCTAAAGATACGAAGTTTGCTTTTATTCTTAATGAGGAGCATTATAAAAATACTAATATTGTTGATGTATTACAGTCAATTACAAAAACACCTTTGATTGTCGTTATTCCTCCCCATAAAAAAGGACCAGTTCATAGTGTATTTGAAGAAAATTGGTTAATTGATGATGAGGAACAAGTCATTATCAACTATTGTGATTTTTCAATGTATTGGGATTATAATCATTTTGAGCAGTTTGTTAATGAAACGGACTGTGATGGATGTGTAGTTTCTTATACTGGATTTCATCCACATATGTTAGGTAGTGATAATTATGCATTCTGCCGCACTGATGAAAACAATAAAATTTTAGAAGTTCGTGAAAAGCAACCATTCACAGATAATAAAATGTCCGAGTTTGCTTCCACTGGAACCTATTATTTTAAAAAAGGAAAATACATTAAGAAGTATTTTAAGCAATTGATGGATGAAGATTTAAATATCAACGGAGAATATTATGTAAGTCTCGTCTACAATCTGCTTGTTCGTGGTGAACTTTCAAGTCTTGTTTACGAAGTTCCTTATATGCTTCAATGGGGAACTCCATTTGATCTTGATGTTTACAATAGTTGGTCAAACTATTACCGTAAGGCACTGGAAGGGCAGAAACAAGTTAAGTTAGAAAACTGCACTCTTGCACTTCCAATGGCAGGTGCTGGTAGTCGTTTTTCAAAGGAAGGGTATGCCGATCCAAAACCTTTTATTCAAGTTAATGGTAAAAATATGGTAGAGCAAGCAGTTCGATGTCTACCAAAAACTGATGATGTCATTTATGCCTGTCTAAAAGGTCATCAGTCTCCTGGTCAAAATACAGTTTGGATTAATGAAATTCTTGAAGGTCAGGCGTGTACGACAGAAAGAATTGTAAATGTTATTGATCCAGATTCTTCTATTTTGATTTCTGCTTGTGATAATGGTGTATTTTACGATGCTGATAAGTTTTTAGATTTGGTAAATGATGAAGATAATGATATAATAGTATGGACCTACCGTAATAACTATACAAGTCACCTACAACCAAATGCATATTCGTGGGTGAACTGTGATGGTGAAGGTAATGTTAGTGGTGTTGATGTTAAAAACTTTACTGGGGAAAATCCTGTGAATGAATATGCCATCACTGGCACTATGTTCTTCAGAACAAAAGAAATCTTCCACCGTTCTCTTGAATCACTTTATAATAATGACAATAGAACTAATGGTGAATTTTATGTTGATAGTATGCTCAATGAAGCAATTGGTTTAGGGTATAAAGTTAAGAATTTTGAGATTGATAACTATATTTGTTGGGGCACTCCAAACGATTTAAAAACCTACGAATATTGGCAAAGATTTTTTAATAAAGTTGATTGGCATCCTTATGAATATACAAAAGACTACTTTACCAATTGAATATTGGAATTCTAGAAAAACGAGATTAATATCATCAAAAGACGAAAATGGCAGAGATATAGAAGTTGCATATTTCTTTACCTGCCAATTTACTGGATTGTCGAAGCATTATCCTCAACCACTAATCTATTCGCATCAAACTCAGAGACTCACTCTTCCAACTAAAGAGATGTTTATGTCTCTTGGTAGAGGAACTGTGTATGAAGAAATAATGGAATATGAGTTAGAACTACCCCTTCACTTTAAGAATTTTTGTTCGGTTCCGGTCTTTTATTTTGTTTATAATATGGCAAACTATTATCATTTCATTTATGATACTTTGCCATATCTTTATTCATATTTTAATGAGAAGGAAATTCATCCGGACTTAAAACTTTTAGTAAGTCCACCAGAAGGTAAGGATGATCTTTATCCATTTGTATGGGAGTCACTAGAACTTCTTGGTATTACTAGGAAAGATGTTGTATTCTTAAACTCAGAAACCCTTTATAACACCGTTGTAGTTGGGTCTTCCTTGACTCACAATGGTCTTTCAAATACTCCTCCACACTCTGGTGTGTTTGATGTCATCGACCGTATGAAGGGTGAATACCTGGGACCAGAGAAGATTTATATTTCACGGCGCACTTGGTTACATAATAACTTTGATAATATTGGAACCAACTATACTGAGCGTCGTCGTTGTGTAAATGAGGATGAAGTAGCAGAACTTTTTAAGTCTTATGGATATGAAGAAGTTTTCTGTGAAAATATGACGATGAAAGAAAAGATTGGTTTGTTCAACTCCGCTAAGTATGTTGCTGGACCGATTGGCGGTGGAATGTGCAATGTAATCTTTTCACCACCTGAGACCAAAGTTATTTCTATCAATAGTCCTTTGTTCTTTGATATCAATACTCGCTTTGAATATTCAATGTCTCATACACAACTTCATCATTTTAACGATACGGAGTTTGTAGAAAAAGTAGAAGAAAGCGTAGAGAGCGATAGTGCTCTTTCTATTTCTGGTGGTTTAAATTCTCCTTGGATGGCAGATCTAAATAAACTAAAAACATTTCTTAACAATGTCTGAGATACTAGAATTAGCAAGAGAAATTGGTGAATACACCATATGTGGTGAAGGTAATGTATCAGTCAGAGTAGACGAGAATAGTTTTCTAATCAAAGCAAGTGGAACAAGTCTTCATACACTCTCCGAAGAAGATTTGACTTTATGTAATACAAATGGTGCTCAGATAGAACTGTTGCATAAGAAACCAAGTATTGAAACATCTTTTCACGCCTGGATTATGAAGACATTTCCAGACATTAATTTCATTGCTCATACACACCCACCACACACTACAAAAATTCTCTGCTCTGAACCAATTGTTCTTCATGATTTTGCAGAACATCGTTGGTTTCCGGACCAGATTGTTAGAAATGGAATCAAGTCCTGTGTTGTTCCTTATGCACCTCCTGGTGAAGCAATTTTAAAATTAGTTGAAAAGCACGTTTCTAAATTTGTAGACAAAGAAGGATATTTTCCCAAGTTGATTCTTCTGCAAAATCATGGTATAATCTCAGCATCTGCATCTAAAAAAGATTGTGCAGCTTCTACTTTAATGTGTGAAAAGTCTGCTGATATTTTTATTGGCGCAAAACTTTTGGGTGGAATTAAGTTCTTAACTAAACAAGAAGTTGCTGATGTTGATACTTGTCCGAATGAAAATTATAGGAGAAATATGTATCAATGAAAGTCATTTATGTTGATATTGACGAAACCATTTGTCATCGTGAAACTTCTGTTGACTTTGGAACAAATCATGATTATTCAAAAGCAAAACCAATCCCAGAGAACATAGAAAAAATTAATAAACTTTACGATGAAGGTCATACAATAGTTTATTGGACTGCTCGTGGTAGTCGTAAACAAATTGACTGGACAGAACTTACTGCAAAACAACTTGTGGAGTGGGGGGCAAAATATCATGAACTCAGGGTGGATAAACCATTCTATGATTTATTCATTGAAGACAAATCATTGAGGATTGAAGAACTGTGATTGTTATTTCTCATCGCGGTAATATTCGCGGACCAGTACCTGATAAAGAAAATCGCCCAAGTTATATTGATTGTGCAATTGGTAACGGATATCATGTAGAAATAGATATTCGTTCAATTAATGATGAGTTGTGGTTAGGTCATGATGAACCACAATATAAAATTGATCATAATTGGTTAGATAAGCGTAGAAACTATTTGTGGTTACATTGTAAGAATCTTGAAGCGGCAAAAGAATGTTGGGCATATCATTCTTTTTGTCATACAGCAGATCCATTTACTTATACTTCAACTGGAAAAATTTGGTTGCATGATTTGTCTATGAGGATTGATAATAATACAATTATTCCATTAATTAATAAAGATGAAGTTGAATCGTTCATAACAGTTGGTGAAGCCTCCTTTGGTATTTGTACAGATTATCCACATTTATTAATATGACACGTATTGCTCTTTGTTATTCGGGTAGACCTAGAAGTATTTTGGAGTGCTTTGATAATCATAAAGAACATTTTAGATTGGGTCAGGATAATGTTGATGTTTTTGCCCATCTTTGGTTTGATGGTGATTTGGTGGGGTCTCAATTTAGATCTGATGTTGGACAAGGAACTTGGCCAGATTCTTCTGTTAAAGAATGGATAGACGAAAATTGGAAACCTAAAAAAATAACATATGAAAAACCAAAATCCTTTGAATCTCTGTTTGAAAAAAGTTGGAATCCTCAGTGGCCATTTGCACATCCAAAAGATAATCAAATTTCTATGTTCTATGGGATTGAAAAAGTAATAAATCTTAAAAAAGAATATGAGCAAGAGAATAGTTTTAAGTATGATTACGTTGTGCGTATGAGAACCGATTTAACGTTTTTAGATTCTCCAGGTGAGTTTGAAAGATATGATCAGAATAATCTTCACGTCTTTAATGTTATCCCTGGTATAGATTGGATTGAAACTAAAGTTAAAGATTTTGCAATTCTTGATATCGTTGCTTGGGGTGGATCTGAAGTTATGGATAAGTATGGATCAACATATTCTAACTTAAAAACAATCATTGATTCTGGATGTCCCACCTTTACACCAGATGCAATATTAGGTTATAATGCTGTTAGGATAAACAATTTAAAAGTCCAAAAACATCCTTGGAAGTTTAAAATTTTTGTAGGAGATACCATTTACCAAAATTAATTATGAATAGAATTGCTGATTTTAAAAATTTAGAAAACCGAATAGTAACCTGGTTGGGTGACTATGTTATAGAAAACCCATCCATTAAGTCTCTTGTGGTTGGAGTATCTGGGGGAATTGATTCTGCGGTAGTTTCTACTCTTGCGGCATCAACTGGTTTACCAACTTATGTACTAGGAATGCCTATACATCAAAATTCAGAACAAGAAGATTTGTCTGATTCGCATTTAGAATGGTTACAGACAAAATTTGATAATGTAATTGTTCAAAAATATAACTTAACTGATGTATTTGAATCATTCAGATGCACTATGAGAGAATTTGGTTCTAATACTCACGCTCTTGCTAATAGTCGTTCTCGCCTTAGAATGGTAACTCTTTATCAAGTTGCAGGATCTGTAAGTGGAATCGTTGTAGGAACTGGCAATAAAGTTGAAGATTATGGTGTAGGGTTTTATACTAAATATGGTGACGGTGGGGTCGATATCGCTCCTATCGCAGATCTTTATAAGACTGAAGTATGGGAACTTGGAAAATTTTTGGGTATTGATCCAAGAATTATCAATGCTAAACCAACAGATGGTCTTTGGGATGATGGAAGAACCGATGAAGATCAACTCGGTGCTTCATACGCTGAACTTGAAGAGGCTATGGAAACTGGATCTGGTCCAGGTCTCAACTCTTTAATTAAGTTTGGTGAAATCAATAAACATAAAATGCAACCCATTCCTACATTCAAACTATGAAAATTGGCGTAATCGGTGCTGGAAGACTAGGTATTTGTTTTGCTCTTCTTTGTGAAGCTGCTGGATATAATGTCCTTGTTTCGGATATTAGGGAAGACTATGTAAGTCAACTGAATCAAAGAAAAATTGACACGAATGAACCAGAAGTAGATACGTTATTGCGTGGAGCAACTAATTTTAGAGCAACTACCAGTAATAAAGAAGTTATTGAAGAGTGTGATTTGATTTACACTCTAGTTTCGACACCTTCTCTTTCTGATGGATCTTATGATGTTTCTTCCGTTTGGGGTGTTGTAAAGGACTTTTCTGATATTACAACTAAAAAATATTTCGTTGTTGGATGTACAGTTAATCCTGGAGACTGTGAAGAATTTAAAAAACAATTACCTAAGAATGTAAAAGTATTTTACAATCCAGAATTTATCGCTCAGGGTACTATCATCAACGATTTACGTAATGCTGATATGGTTCTGCTTGGGTATGACAGTGAAATCGGAAGTGATAATCCCATTATTTCTGATATTCGTAAGTTGTATACAAAAATTCAAACTAGTCGAGCAATAGTTTGTGCTATGTCAACTACTGCTGCAGAAATTACAAAAATTGCAATCAATTGCTTTTTGACAACTAAAATTAGTTATGCCAATATGCTAGGTGATGTTTTGGCAATGGCTGGATGTGGAGATGAAGTAATTGGTGTTCTTGGTGCAATTGGGGCAGATACCCGAATTGGTAGGAAATATTTGAACTATGGTTTAGGTTATGGTGGTCCTTGTCTTCCAAGAGATAATAGAGCATTTGCCGCGTTTGCTAAAAAACTTGGTATGAATTATAACCTTGGATTTGTGGTGGACGGAATCAATAATGAACACGCAGAATTTGTTTGTAATTTTTATGCGAATTTAAATAAAAAAGATCTGCCATTTTATTTTGATTACATTACTTACAAAAAAGGGACCGATATTTTAACAGAGAGTCAGCAGTACCGTCTTTGTACAGATCTTCTTGATCGTGGACATACTGTTTATATTCATAATGATAAGAGAGTAATCAATCAAATTTATGATTCTCTCATTGCAAAATACGATTCTAGAGTTAGATTTGTTGATAATAAAGAAAATATAACCGAACCAATTTTTGTGGTAAATTTATGATTGGATATAATCGTTTAGGAACTAATGGACGTTTGGGCAATCAAATGTTTCAATACGCTGCCCTTAGAGGAATTGCTTCAAATAATAATTTGGATTGGTGCATTCCTCCAGAGGATACTCCAACTTATGCAAACTACGGTCTTTTTGATGCCTTTAAACTAAAAAACTTGAAACATATAGGACTTATTAATGGTCCAACACACGATGAACCTGGATTTGATTTTGACGAAAAACTCTTTAATAGTTGCCCAGATAATATAAACATTGATGGATATCGTCAAACTGAAAAGTATTTCAAACATATTGAAGATTCTATTCGTGAAGACTATCAATTCAAAGATGAAATCTATGAACCTTGCAAAGAGTTTATAGATCAGTTCAATGGAAACATTGTTTTACTTCATATTCGTAGAGGAGACAATGTAGGTCGTCCAGATTGGTATCCAATTCCTACTATTGAACATTATGAGTATCTTCTTAATAAACACTTTTCAGACAATCAACCCGTATTGATTTGTTCCGATGATCTTGATTGGGTAAGAGAACAAAAACTTTTTACTGATGATAGATTCTATTTGTCTGAAACTAGAATTTATTATCCAAAAGAAGTGTTGAATGGTGCTGGTCAGATGGAAAAATCTTTGGTTCCATTTTACGATCTGTGTTTGATGACACTGTGTAGTGATGCAATTATTGCTAATAGTTCATTATCTTGGTGGGGTGCTTGGTTACAAAAAAATCCAAACAAAAAAGTAATCGCACAGACTCCCTGGTTTGGTGAAAAACTTTCTTTTAATAATCTTAAAGATTTGATTCCAGAATCTTGGATTGTTGAACCAATCCCAGAAGAGAGAATTCAACAATGATGAATCTTACTTTTCTTATTCCGACCAGAATTGAAACAGAAGATAGATTGAGAAACATTATATCATCCGTTTCTTATCTGTTAAGACATATACCAGCAAAAGTAATTGTTAAAGAAGTATCTAACCATCCTACATTTCAATTTAGAGCACTACCTGAGATTAGAAAATATGCAAATACAGATAACTTAACTTTTTTGTATGAAGAGAATAATGAATCTTTATTTTGTAAAAGTAAAGTTCTAAATGATTTGATTGTTGCCGCCGATACAAAAGTGGTAGCAAACTATGATGCAGACTGCATTCTTCCATTATCTTCATATCACCAGGCATATGGTGCTATTAATGATGGACAAGCAGATGTAGTGTATCCATATGGATGTGGTATCTACCAGTGGAAAGCAGAATATAATATGCAAATCTATGAAGAGTTTGTAAATAAATTTGATATCTCTGTTTTAGATAAAAATAAGACGTTATCAAATTCTACAATTGGTTGGACTCAATTCATTAATCGTCAAAAATATATTGACTGTTATATGATGAATGAAAATTTTGTATCTTGGGGATGTGAAGATGATGAATTTTATTTTCGTATGAGCACATTAGGGAATAGAATTGCGCGAATTGATAATTACGTCTATCATCTAGAACACAGTAGAACTCATAACTCTTGGTTCAGTAACCCAAACTTTAATAATAACTGGCAACTTTGGAATACAATTAAAACATTTGACAGAGACAAACTTATACAGTATTATGAAAACCAAGACTATCTTAAAATACGTAGAGAACAATTGAAATGATAGGATTTAATGCCTTAGGCAGAATGGGACGTTTGGCAAATCAAATGTTTCAGTATGCATCTCTTAAAGGAATTGCAAAAAATATTGGCGCAGATATTATTATTCCAAATCACACTCAAGCAGTTGATGATGGGATTGGTAATATGTTGAGGACAGAGTTGTTCGATTCTTTTGATTTAAATGTAAATATCGGTATCTTGAATAATGGGCACTCTCCTGTTGTTCAGGAAAGATTTTTTCATTTTGATGAAGAACTTTTTACTTTATGTCCAGATCACGTAAGCCTTCAAGGATATTTTCAAACCGAAAAATACTTCAAGCATATTGAAGATGAGATTCGTGAAGATTTTACTTTCAAGGATGAGATTCTTAATCCTTGCAAAGAAATGATTTCTTCTGTAGAAAATCCTATTGCTCTTCACGTTCGACGAACTGATTATGTTAAAAATAGCGATAATCATCCACCTTGTTCAATAGACTATTATAAAAAAGCACTTGAACATTTTGATACTGATAGAAATGTGATTGTTTTCTCTGATGATCCTACTTGGTGTAATCAACAGAAACTATTTGCAGATGATCGTTTTTTGATTTCGGAAAACACAGATAACAGAGTTGATCTCTGTTTAATGTCTCTTTGCGATGATTTTATCATTGCCAACTCTTCATTTTCTTGGTGGGGAGCTTGGCTTTCTTCAAATAAAAATAAAAAAGTTATTGCCCCAATCCAGTGGTTTGGAACTGGATACACAAAAGATCACGACACTAAAGATTTGATTCCCAATGACTGGACAAGAATTGCTGCTTGATAAAAACAAATCAGCGTATAAACTTAAAGGTATTCCTCATATTTACTGGTTAAATCTTGATGCTGATAAACATCGTCGAGATTATATGGAACTTCAATTTAAATATTGGGAAATTGAAAATCATACTCGTATTTCTGGATATGATGGTAGAGAAGATGATGTTTCTTCTCATTTAAAAGGTAGAATACCTGATGGTGTAAGTCAAAATGAATTGGGTTGCTGTATGTCTCATCTTAAAGCAATCAAACATTTCTATGAAGAAACCAATGATGATTATTGTTTGATTTTAGAAGATGATGTTAACTTCAACACCGTTAAGCACTGGAACTTTACTTGGACAGAGTTCTTTTCTTTGGTTCCGTATGATTGGGACTGTGTACAGTTAACTACGATTTGTACTGGAGATATTCACGTTAAATTACATTTAAAATTTATTAATGATTTTTCTGCTGCAATTTACTTAATCAGTAGGCATCACGCTGCAAAAATGATGAAACATCATATTCGTGGTGATAAATTTAAATTGGATAATGGAGTAAAACCAAGAGCAGTTTCTGAAGATACTATTTTGGAAACTGGTAAAACATATACGATTCCATTGTTTCTTTATAATTTGGAAATGGGGTCTGCTATACATCCAGAACATCTTGGTATTTTCCATAAGGGTCCACACGACGCATTGTTGAATTATTGGGAACAACAAGGAACATCAGTAAATATCCGTGATTATATGGATTATGACCCGTATCTTGGAAGAATTGTAGAAAACTCTGCAGCGCAACAAAACTCTTGACACAATCCCAAAGAGAATGTTAAGATAAATACCGCGAAGTAACCGTGCCGCAACTATTTGCACGGTAACTCTTTGTGTCCTATAGAACAAAAACAAATTTTTATGAAACTCAAACAACTGATGCTTGCACCTGTTGCTCTGGGAATGGTTGCTCCTGTTGCTGCGAATGCCGCAGACCTTAATATTGCAGCAGTCAACCAATATGCCTCTTCCGAGCAGGTCTCAAGTATCACTCAACTGACTGATGTCCGTCCTACCGACTGGGCTTATCAGGCACTCAACAATCTGGTTGAGCGTTATGGTTGCGTTGCTGGTTATCCCAACGGCACTTACGGTGGTCAAAAGTCAATGACTCGCTTTGAAGCAGCAGCACTTCTGAATGCTTGTCTGGATCGCGTAACCGAAGTTACCGATGAACTGACTCGTCTTGCAAATGAGTTCCAGAATGAACTAACAGTTCTTCGTGGTCGTGTTGCCAAACTGGAGAAGCAATCTGCTGCTCTTCAGGCACAGCAGTTCTCTACCACCACTAAACTGCGTGGTGAAGCAACCTTCGTTCTTGGTGGTGTAGATAATGCTCGCCTTGCTAACGGAACTAACGTTGGTAACACAGCATTTAACTATGATCTTCGTCTGAACTTTGATACTTCCTTCACTGGTAAAGATCTACTCAAGACCCGTCTGCGTTCTGGTAACTTCTCCAGTCAACCCTTCGGTTCTTCTTCCTCCCTGTTCAAACTGGACAAGGCAGAAAGCACTTCCAATGCCGTACAACTTGACCGTCTGTACTACAGTTTCCCTGCACTTGCTAAAGGTGTAACTCTGACCGCTGGTGCTTTGGTTCGTAACACCGAGATGGCTTGGACTCCTACTGTTTATAAGTCGGATATTCTTGACTTCTTTGCTGTTGCTGGTGCCCCTGGTGTTTATAACAAGGCAACTGGTCAAGGTTTTGGTGTTCAGTATGCCCAACCTGGAAAGAAAGGTGGTATCGTTGCTGGTCTGAACTATGTTGCTCAGACTGGAGATAGTTCTTCTACTGGTGTGTTTAACGAACAAGGTGGTCTGAATACTCTGGCACAGTTCGGTTATCGTGCTCCTCAATGGGGTGCTGCATTCGGTTATCGTTATGGTACTCAAGGAACTCGTATCCGCACCTTTAATGGTATCGCTGGTAATGGTGGCACTCTTGCTGCTAACCAAACCTCCAATGGTTATGCTCTGAACGCATACTGGCAACCCAAGAAGTCGGGTATTATTCCTTCCGTGAGTGGTTCTTATAGTTGGAATACCGTAAGTGGTCCCGCAACTCCTAATGCTGCAACCAACTCCCAAACCTGGATGGCAGGTCTTCAGTGGAGCGATGTGTTTGCCAAGGGTAATGCTGCTGGTTTTGCCATTGGTGCTCCTGGTAATGCAGAATCCCTAACTAAGGATGCTGTAATGTGGGAAGCGTTCTATCGTTACAAGGTTAGCGATGCAATCAGCATTACTCCTGCTGTGTTCTATGTGTCTAACAACCAAGCTCTGAAGAATTCTTCTTCTAACTATGGTGGTGTGATTCAGACGACTTTCCGTTTCTGATTTAGTAAGCATTTATACTTATTAAAGTCAGCATTTTCTAACAAGGGTGGGTTTCCACCCTTGTTTTTTCTTTAGATTTCCTATATAATTGTGTAACGTTTCTTAACAAACTAAAATGACTGTTACAACTAACGAACGTGGACAACAGAATATGTGGGCGATTGAGCCCCCTGTTTATATTTCTGATGAAGACGCACTCAAATATGGGATGAAGACTTATGCTGAACGCGCTGAATCCGCTAATGGTCGCTGGGCTATGCTTGGGATCGTGGCTGGTTTTATCTCTTATGCAACCACAGGAAAACTCTTCTTCGGACTCTTCTGATACTTGACAATGACTTCAATTATCTTTACAATTACTAGTGTTGCCTTTTTCGTTTTACTGGCACACTCAGTTAATCAACTATCAGAGACTTACTAATTTATGGCATCCTACAATGTTACTCTCCGTTCTCCCGACGGCTCCGAAACTACTATTCAGTGTGATGACGACACTTATATCCTTGATGCAGCAGAAGAAGCGGAAGTCGATCTCCCATACTCCTGTCGCGCTGGTGCTTGTTCCTCTTGTGCTGGTAAAGTAGTTGAAGGAACTGTGGATAATGACGATCAAACATTTTTGGACGACGACCAACTCGCAGAAGGTTTTATCCTCACTTGTACCGCATATCCAAAGTCTGATTGCGTAATTCTTATCGAACAGGAAGAAAACCTGTGAGTGCTAGTATGTTAGGGAAGTTTAATCTTGCCCTTCAAGAACTCGTAGAGTCTGGTGCTTGGGATCGAGATGTAGAACTAGAAGTCAAGATTGCAGGCACTCTTAAGAACGACAAGTTTATCGTTATTAAACCTATCAAAGAAAAAATGGTTTCTAATCCAAACCCAGAACTTAAACAACAACACCCCTATAAAGGAGAAAAACAATGAACGAAAGAGCAGAACGTATTAACGGTTGGGCTGCGATGATTGGTATCATTGCCGCTATGGGCAGCTATGCTGTCACCGGTCAGATCATCCCCGGAGTATGGTGAAATGGAGGTGACTATGCGTAAAGAAGGATATCAAATCCCACAAGTAGATTTTGTATTCAGAGAGAATGGAGAGTTTGTTACTCGCACATCTGCCAATCTCTTTGATGGTAAGCGTGTGGTTATTTTCAGTCTGCCTGGTGCATTCACTCCTACTTGCAGTGCTTATCAACTCCCTGGATTTGAAGAGAAGTACCAAGATTTTATTGGACTTGGTATTGATGACATTTATTGTGTCTCTGTTAATGACGGTTTTGTTATGAATGCCTGGGCTCAAGACCAGAACATTGAGAATGTAAAACTCATTCCAGACGGCAATGCTTACTTCACACGTTCTATGGGAATGCTTGTCAACAAGTCTAACCTTGGTTTCGGTGATCGGTCTTGGCGTTATGCTGCGGTCGTGGATAACGGAGTCATCGAGAAACTATTCGTGGAAGCGGGACAACGGGACAATGCCGACACCGACCCTTACGAAGCGACTACTC